GGTAGACGACAAACACCACGCGAGATAGAACTGAAAGTAGTGAGGCCATGAAGCGAAAGAAACTCGAACGTGATCCTGACAACGAGCTGGCATTACAAGAGGCTCGCGAGCTGCGTGCAGAACAAATGCGCGCTGCTCGGTTGAGAGCCAAGAAGCGTGTAATTGATAGCTACGATCCAATGAAACATCCACAACAAGTGCTGCAGATGGTCATGAACGGGGCGCTTGAAAGGGAGATCATTAGCGCTCTTGGGATTACTAAACCCATATTTGATATCTGGCGAACACTACACTCTGAGTTTGCCAACGCACTCAATCTAGGTATAGATGCCGGGTTAGCAGATCAGAGAGTAGCACGCTCTATCTATGAAATGGCAAACGGTTACGACATACCGGCAGTCAAGATACTGCAACACGAAGGACAAGTAATTAAAGTGCCCTATCGAGAGCACGTACCCAAGAACATCAACGCGGCTAAGTTCTGGCTAGCAAACCGAGATGCATCGAATTGGGGCCGCGAGCCGAACTCTGACAAAGCCCAAGTTCCAGCCGGCGTTATCAACGTCAACATGATCCAGGGTATGAGTGCAGAACAACTGAGGCAGTCCATCGCCTTGTTGAAGTCTGCTCTCGCACCAGTCTCTCAAACACAGCTACGCCGGCTCGACGTTCAAGAAGCCGAAGTAGTTCAGAAACCTAAGCCTAAAGCTCTGCCCAAGCCCACCAATAAACCACCTAAGAAGGTGCAATGATGGAGCTGAAACGCTGGGTGTATAGTTGGTGGATATGGTGCTGGGCTCTGTGGAAGGTTAGACACAAGAAGCATGGCGCCGGCAAGCAGCCCTGGAAGAATGCATTCAAAAGCGCAGCTGCCTGCCGCTTCATCGTTGACGGTCAGCATCGCATGCTCAGGAGGATGAAACATGGAACGCAAGCGCCTCAAGAAACCCGAGCCGATTACAAAGCGCCAGAAGTCAACGAGACCCAAGCCGAAGATCATCATAGCCAAACCCGTAATACCTCTCCCTAAGACCCAGCCCGCTCAAGGCATCGACGGGTCATTTCTGAATGCCAGTGATCCAGCATTGCTACAGGCTGTGCTCACTGAAATGGAGGAGGAGCTTCAGCTTCGCGAGGGTCTAGTTACCGCACGCACTGAGCTGCCCGAGCCTCGCCCACTCAGAACAGAGGAATGGGCTACCCGCGACTTCGCCTTGGTCCAACGCTGGCGCTATCGCAAGCTGGCCGAGCTGACTGACAATCCCAAACTCATTCAAGAGCTCTACGCCAATGACCCGATCAGGTTCATCTGTCATTGGTGCGATATCTATGAACCCCGCAACGCTGGCAAGGGCGACAAGACGCCCACACGCATGCCGTTCATCCTGTTCAAACGACAGGAAGAGCTACTCATGTTCTACCATGCATGTGTAGTCGAGGAAGGTAAGGGGCTTGTTGAGAAATCACGTGACATGGGTGCAACGTGGGCTGGCGTTGCCTACTCAGTATGGATGTGGCTATTCCACCCTGGCTCAGCCATCGGCTGGGGGTCGGCCAAGGCAGATAAGCTGGACCTGATTGGCGAACCCGGCTCGATATTTGAGAAGGTACGCCTCCTCATTCGAGGCCTGCCCAAGATATTCCTGCCCAAGAAGCTGAACGACGACGATCATCTACTTCACCAGCGCATTATCAATCCAGATAACGGTTCAACTATCGTCGGGGAGATCGGCGACAACATCGGTCGTGGTGGTCGCACAAGACTCTACTTCGTGGACGAGGCTGCATGGATACCACGCGCCGAGTTGATCGAGGCCAGCTTGTCAGAGAATACTCGCGTAAGGATCGATATTAGTTCCGTCTCAAGCCCAGGAACAGTGTTCCATCGTTCGCGTGAGGCCGGTGTTGAGTGGTCTCCCGGCCAACCAATCGAGAAGGTGCGCCATAATGTGTTCATTATGGACTGGTCAGACCACCCTGAAAAGACTCCCGAATGGAATGCCCAGCGCAAAGCCAGTATGGAAACTAGAGGGCTCGGTCACGTGTACGCTAGAGAGATTGGACGCAATTACGCTGCTACCGTAGAAGGGTCGATCATCAAACCCGAATGGATCGAGGCCGCTTTTGACGCCCACGTGAAGCTCAACTTAGAGGGGGCATTCAAGACCGGCCCACGGTTCGCCGGGCTCGACGTGGGCGATGGTGGATTAGATGCTAACGCGCTCACCATTCGAGAGCATCGCGTGCTATCGCGTGTGCGTCAGTGGAAAGATCGTGACACCGGCGTGACTACACGAGAGGCTGTGAACGATTGCGCACCCTATCTGCCCTTGGAGCTCCACTATGATTGCATTGGTGTGGGCGCCGGTGTCAAGGCAGAGGCAAACCGCCTCAAAGAGGATGGTCTGATACCGGCCAGCCTTAAGATACTACCTTGGCACGCTGGTGCTCCAGTACTACGCCCATTCGAGAACATCATACCCAATGATATCTCAACACCGCTAAACAAAGACTTCTTCGCTAACCTGAAAGCCCAGGCATGGTGGAACCTTCGTCAGTGCTTCTATAATGTCTGGCTTATCATCAGCCAAACTGCACCTGTAGCCGACTTCAAAGTGGAGCAGCTTATCTCAATCGACACCAAGGCTTGTGACCGCACACTTCTACACCGCTTCAGAGACGAGCTGTCACAAGCCAAGCTTGCCACATCTACTCGAATGAAGACTGGCGTTGATAAGACCCCTAATAACATGCCATCTCCAAACATGGCCGACAGTGCAGTGATTGCTTTCTGGCCCAATGAACTGACTGATCCCAACCTCGCCATTACTGGTGGGTTCGGTGGTGTGTTCTTTGGCCCCAGTATCATCTACGGCTAGGCACACTTGTCTTATGTCCAGCTTTGGTGTAGGTAGGTCCCCTACCTACACTCAACCGTTTGCGAGGAGGGCTGCCTTTATGGTCGCACAATCACTCCCTCGCCGAGGCGTCCTTGGTCGGCTCTTCGGTGGGGTTCCCGAGAATAGTTGGATGGGCCGAATGCTCTGGGGCACGGCACCATTGCCTCTGCCTAAGCCATTCGAAGAGCAGGGTTCTAGTGGCACTGCCGTCTGGGGCGGCTTTGTCCAGATCAAAGACCAATCACCGAAGTGGAATGGTCGTCAGAAATACCGCACCGCCACAGAGCTTGCGGTCAATACTAGCGTGGTCGCCGCCGGCATCCACTACTTTCTCAACCTGATCGCCAACGCGAAGTGGGTTGCGAAGCCTAACCCCATGTTTCCTGACGACCCCGAGGCCAAAGAGTATGCCAAGTTGATGACCAGTATCATCTACGATACTGACACACCCTGGCAGAACATCGTGCGTCAATCGGGCATGTACAGGTTCCATGGCTTCAGCATTCAGGAGTGGATCGCCTGCAAACGGTGGGATGGTGTCATCGGTCTGGAGTCTATCGAGGTGCGCCCACAGCACACGATAGAGCAATGGGCCGTTGACTCCAAAGGCAGGGTCATAGGCTGCTACCAGCGCAATCCTCAAACCAACGCACTGCTCGGCTTGCCTAGGGATAAACTGGTCTACCTCGTCGAAGACACTATGACCGACAGCCCAGAGGGGCTTGGTGTCTTCAGGCATCTAGCCGAACCCTACAATCGACTGCTTCGCTATCAGGCTTTGGAGGCCCGTGCCTATGAACGCGATCTGCGTGGTATCCCTGTAGCTACTGCTCCTCTTGCATCAATCGCAGCGGCGGTCAAGGCAGGTCAGCTGACAGAGGCCCAGGCTCGGGCTCAGATTTCTAAGATGGAGAGCATGATCGCACTCCAAGTAAAGCAGTCTGACACCGGCTTGCTCATGGACTCTGCTCCATACTTCTCCACGACCAGCGGGGGCCCTCTGGCCACCGATGTGAAGCAGTGGACCTTCGAGCTCCTCAATGGGCCGGGCCTGGGCCTTGTCGAGATCGCAGCTGCTATCGAGCGCATCCAGCGAGAGATGGCGCGGGTGATGGGTATTGAGCATCTACTGCTGGGTGACAGCGGAGGCAGTCGCGCTGTGGCTCAGGATAAGAGCCGCAATGTCTATCTGATCGCCAGCGCAGTGCTCAAGAATATCGTGGCTGCCATGAACCGCGATATCGTCACGCATATCTGGGACCTCAATGCACTGCCCAAAGAGAAGATGCCAGTGTTGAGCGCTGAGGATATCGCTCCGCGTGACGTGGTTGAGATCGCCACCACGCTCGCGCGCATGAGCCAAGCCGGCGCAGTGCTCGACCCAGAAGACCCGGTCGTCGATGACATTCGCGATCTGCTGGGTGTTACCAGGACCAAGTCAGCCCAGCCGGCGGGTGAAGAGGTGTCGAATGAGCCCGCTGGGCCACAACCCGGCGATAAGCTCTTGCCTCTGCTGGGGTCTGATGATAAGCTGGTGCCACAGCAGGATCCTCGTATTGCTGTCAACCCGGCTATCTCGGGAGTTAACAACCTGCCACAACACCTTAGGATAGCTGCCACGGCAGAGGCTCAGAGGCTGCCGCGAAACACTATCGCCAACACAGACCCAGCTATCAAGAGGTGGCCACTCTACACCAAGTCGGGCAACCCCATGTATCTCAATGGTGATGCACGGCCATGACTAGCAACGGTGACAAGATCATAGCCGGCATTTGCCTAGTTGGTGCATGCTGGATAGTTATTGTCACCGCTATCCTCCTATACCAACGAACCACGGGACCACTGATATGTCTCAGATCAAAATCGACAGCCTCATCTACGAAGTCTATGGGGATGTTGCAGAAGCTGATGTCTATTTCGCCGGCGCCATCCACGCCGACAACTGGCGTAGTGCCTCTGATGACACTAAGCAAAGAGCGCTTATCACGGCCGCCAGAATGTTCGACCGGACCTGCTGGCTTG